GGACAGGGGGGGCCTCCTCCTCCTGGAGGCGCTTGCCCTCCCTCTCGACCAGCTCGTCGATCATCGCCTTCTGCTTCTCCTCGTCCTTGGTCCTGACGATCTTCTCTATCTGCTTCTTCCTCCAGAGCTCCTCCTGCCTCTCCTTCAGGCGCTTGCCCTTCTCGGTCGGGGGCTTCTGCTCCATGCGCTCCCTCTGCTGGCGCACCTCGCGCTCCCTGACGATGTTGACGATGTTGTGTTGCACGGCCGGCAGGATGCGCTCGAACACCGCCTTGACGTGCTTACAGATGACGAAGTTGTTCCGCAGATCCAGCCTCTGCGTCGGGGCCTGGAGGAGGGGGCGCGGCTGCCCCTGGAGCCCGTCCCGCTGGTGGAGGTTCCACTGCGCCCCCCAGTAGAGGAAGGCGGGGCAACTGCACGAGCACCGGACGTCGAGGCGCTTGGCGTCCTGGGTCTTCTCGACCTGCGAGAGGTCGAACTGCACCTGCACGTCGTGCCCGGCGGGGTCGCTGTAGTTCTCATGACAGACGACCTTGTACTCCAAATAAAGGTCCTTGGGCCGGGACTTCTTGAGGGTGGGATTGCATCCCGCCCGCCGCTTGACCGAGAACGCGTTGGTTTGCCGGATGAGCTCGGGGAGGCTGATCGCCACCTTGGTGTAGGGCGGGCGGAGGACCAGGACCGGTATGGTGACCCATATCCTGGAGCCCATCTTACGAAAGTCCGGCCTTTCTACGACCCTGAATTTCTCCTTCAATTCCTCGACGTTCCCGCTTATGGCAAACGTGCCAAACTTGCTCAGGGTGTCTTCCCATGTCGGATTGTCGGGGGATTCCTCGGTCTCGTTGTAGGCCAGCCAGTCGGGTTCGAGTGTGACCGATCCGGCCCTTAGGTCGGAAAACTTGATTTCGAGCACGATGGGCTCGGGCTTCCGCCCTTCGTGTTCGTCATGCCTTGCGGTTTCGAGCGCAAAATAAAGGGCCTCCTCGGAATTGGAGGTAAGGAACAAGGTGCCTTCGGGGATATGCCGCTCCCAGGAACGTACGGAAGTGCCGTGGTACATGACTGTCGGCGGGCGGGAAAAGGCCATAGACTCCCTCAATTAGGAGTCGGCTAGATGGCTTTGTTCCGGTTCATCGGCTCGTCCGGAGGACTGGGAGGGCGGCCCCTTGGGGGAACGGACGGGATCGTCTATCCTGGCCTGCCTCGGCTCCTCTTCCTTCTTCCGCTTCTTGCCTTCCTTGGGGGGCTCCTTGGCGGGAAGGTCGGCGGGGGGCTTCTCGTCCCTTGCCGCCACGGGAGGCTGGGGGACCACCCCCACGTAGGAAGGGAGATGGAGGGTCCGTTCGGGGACGTCCTTCGCCTTCTCGGGCTGCGGGGCCCTGACCTCCACGATGAACCCGCTCTTCACGAACGCCTCGACGGCCAGGGGATCCTGCTTGAGCACCTTGAGGAGCTGCCCGTTGCGGTAGACGGCGAGGGAGTTCCCGTGCTGGGCGTCGTACGACAGCAGGTCGCCGGGCCGGACGTAGAACTTGGACTTCTCGAAATTGACGGTCGTGTTGACGAAGTAGGATTTCACTCTTGCCCCCCATAGAAGGACGGGATAGTGCCCGACGACTGCTAATACCCGAAATTGCGGTATTTGGGGGCATGAACAGCTTCATGGTCGGGACGTCCGGGGACGCCGTGGGCGGCCTGCTCGACCTGGTCGGGGCCCCCTCCCCCGTCGTGGACGTCACCTACGGCAACGGGACATTCTGGAAGGGCAGCTCCCGCAGGGTGCTGGGAGGGGACATAAACCCCTTGCGGGCCAAGGACTTCGTGGCCGACTTCCTGCGCCTGCCGTTCGCGGACGGAAGCATACCGACGGTGGTCTTCGACCCACCGTTCCACCCGGACGTGGGGACCGCCGAGGATGCCCGTTTCAGCACGATGGGACGGAACGACGCGGAGATGAAGGAGCGCTTCATCGCCGGGACCAAAGAGTGCTGGCGCGTCACGAAGGCATTCCTGCTGGTGAAGTGCCAGGGGTTCGTCCACAACCACAAGCCGCAATGGATGCCCCTGTGGGCCATCTCGGTATGCGGGGAGCCGTTCGAGTGGCTCATAGTGGGACGGGCGCAGAAGCGCATCAGCGGACGATGGGTGTCCAACAACTCCCTGCGGAGGAACCACGCGGACTACCTGCTTTTCAGCAGGAAGGGCAACCTCAGGTAGGACCGGCGAATGTCCGGATAACCGTAACGAAAAGTTACATGTCGGCCTATCAGGCCATTTATCGGGCCAAATGTCCGGATAAGTGGGGAAAAAAGGCCGAAAGGGCCTATGCGGACATGCCTGCCCATGCAGACAAAGAAATGCGAGGGCCCAAGGAGGGCCCTCGCATTGAGGCTTGCCAAGCGGCTAGTTCTAGTTCTCGCCGACGTTCTGGTTGGCGACGAACGCTTCGTACCTGCCGTTGATGGTCAGGCGCTGGACGCCTGACGGGTTGAAGACCAGGAAGCCGAGGTTCTCGAAGATCGAGAAGCCGATCTGGCGCAGGTCGGGACGGTCGGCGGACATGACGGTCAGCGGGATGCGCTCCGGGATGACGCCCAGGAACTCGGCGTCCGCCAGGATGTACACGCAGCCGTAACCGACCTTACGGGACTGGAGGAGCGTGGCCCCCCACAGATAGCCCATCACTCCTGTTTTGAGCAGTTTGCGCTGGGTTTCCCTGTCAATATTCTGCTGGGTCCATTTGAGCAGGTCGACGTAGTCCCTCGGGTTGAAGAAGCAGAACGCGACCGAGAGGTCGTGCCGTTGCACCTGCCCGAAGCCGTCCGCCATCGAGTTGAGGTCGATGGGGGCGTTGATGGCGATGTCGCCGTTGTAGATGGGGTCGAACGTGCCGCTTCCACTCCTCGCTTGGTTGTCCGCGGCCACTGCCGTGTTCGCGGAGGCTGCTACGGCGTCGAACAAGCCGAACACGTAGCCGTCCTCGGCGGCCCCAACCTCGGCCTTCGCCAGGTTAAGGGCACGGGCGACCAAATCGAACCGACGCTCCTTGATCTGGGAGATCGGGATCATCGGGTTGGAAACGATTTCGAAAGTGGGCACCGTGACCCTCTTGGGCTTGGTGACCCTGACGATATCCCCGCCCTCCTCGCCCACGACGAAGGCTTCGACGAAGGACCCACCGGGGGTGGAGCCCACGGTCTGGGCCGCGGTGTCGAATTCCTTGTCGTAGATGGGCAGAGCGCCGTCCGGCAGCGTTTCGACCATGAGCGCCTTGCGTGCGATGCTCATGTAGTCACGCCGCCTGCGGAGAGACGGTCCGAGCGAGGCGGCCAGCTTCTGGCGGCCTCCTGCGGTCTTCAGCAACTGACCGATCATAGCGGTCTGCTGCTGTGTGCGGCTGAGGTTTGCCATGGTGATTCTCCTTGAACTTTCCTTTCAGGTGGTCCCCCCGAAGGAGGATTCCTTTTCCTCTACAGCAGAGAGGCTACGCCGAGCCAGGGCTCGGAGGTTGACGGAATGTGGGTGCAAATGCCCACGGGAAGCTTCCCGGCCTCGATGGCCGTAACTAGGGTGTTGGTGTTGAGCCGGGCGACCAGGGTGTACTTCCCGATGATCGTGTTGGTCGTCCCGCCGCAGAACAGGAAGGCACCGAGCGAGCCGGTCCAGGTTGCGCCCGTGTCGTAGGCTTCGTTGTTGACGTTGCCCTGCCACAGGGCACGGACGACGGGGGCCTTCTTCGACCCTGCGGGGCCGATCGCGCCGGAGAATTCTCCGGGGCCGTTGAGCAGCGTCGCGAACGGGGCTTTGGATTCGCTGTCGCACGGATAGATGACGGACTCCGTGTTGGAAGCCTCACCATAGGCATCGTTGCCCCTGTCTCCAGGTGCTCCGATTGTCATGATTTTGCCCCCCAGGTACCCGGCCGCGGTGAGCGTGGCCTGGTCGGTCCCCGGGTCGCCGGTCAAGGTTACGTCCGGCACGCAGTTGACGCTGTCGTTTTGTCCGTAATATACCAATTTCAAGGACATTGGACATCTCCAATTTCAGGAATGGTTGGATTGTGCCTTGGCCAGTCCTCAGTCCATGGAGGGACGGCGGGACTTTAGCCTCGGCACCCATTCAGTATATGGAGTCCGTAGTCGAAAAACCTTGTGGCCAGGGGATGCGGGGGGCATTTTGCCGAGGAAAGACGCCTGGAACGGCGGCTGGACGGGTCCTCGCGACGCCATAAAAGCGTATCCCCTCCGGGACCCTTGCGGCTCCCGGAAGGGAATTAAGGCACGCTCGCGAAGCGTACGCTATCCTTCGAAATCGTCGGCGAACAGGGCCGCGGCCACGTTGATGCGCGGCGGCTCCTTGTCGGAGGCGATGACCGGCTTGATTCTCTTCAGGGTCGGGGGCGCTGCCGGTGCGGCGGCCTTCTTCTCCCCCTCCTTGGCGGAAGCCTCCTTCGGGGGCTTCAGTTCGTTGGTCGCGTCCTGCGGGGTCCGCTTGGCCCCCTGCTCCTCGGGCTTCCCATCCGGTATCACCTCGGCCCAGAGGTCGTCCTCGTGGTCGCTGGAGGTATTGCGGGTCTCCTTGGGGGCCTCGTTCTGTTCGAAGTGCTTTGCCGCCTCCCCAGTGTAGCTGGGAACGACGCTGATCCCCGCCACTTCGGCGGCGGACTTGACCGTCATCAGGGCGGCCAATGGGTCGTCGTCCGATCCCTGCCTGTTGAACATGTCGCTGATGGTGCCCATGCCGTCGCCGTCCTCCAGCGAGGCCTCCATCTCGGCGGCCGCGGACGGGGCGAAGAAGTCCGTCCCCCCGGGATCGCCTTCGTTGGCCAGGGCGGCGGCCTTCTCTCCCATCTCCTCGTCGTTGAAGATTTCCTCCAGCTTGAGCTCCTGGCCCTCGCCTTCGGGCAGTCCGGCCTCAAGCTCGTCGCCCTCGTTCTCGACGACGCCCTTGGGGACCTCCTCGCCTTCTTTTTCTTCCTTCTCGACGGCTTCCTCAAGCTGGTGGATTTCGTCCGCCAGCTCGTCGGCCTTCTCCCCGAGGTCCTTGATCTTCTCCTCCGTCACCATCTCGGCGGCGGGGGCTTCCGGCCCGGGCCCGGGAAGGCCTGCGTCGCCGGCCAGCGGCGCTTCGACCGGTGGGGCGGCCTCGGTTGGCGGGGCGGTACCTGCTGGCGGGGCGGCATCCTCCCCGTGGAGCCCTGCATCGGGGTCGTCCGCCTTCTTGGCGTTGGCTTCCTTGGAGCACTTCGGGCACGGCTTGCCAGGCTTGCACTCGGCACATGCCGCCGCCTTCTTCCCGGAGGCGGACTTGCCTTCCGACAGGTCCACGGTGTCGCCGGGACGTTCCCCGGCCCCGGGGCGCTCCCCGGCCTTGGAGGCGTCGAGCTCCTTCGGCTCGCTGTGCGTCCCTCCCCCGCATCCGCGACCGTCGTTGTAGGTCGGCGTCTGGGGTCCGGCGTCCTTGCGGTCGTCGGCCGTCTTCTCGGCGGGGGCGGCGTTCTTCGCCTCGCCCCGGACCTCAGCCTTGACGGCGCTCTTTTCCTTCGCGAGGACTTCGGGCTTCTCAAGTAGGTCGTTCATCTCGACCTTGTGGACCTCCTTGAGCGTTTCCGCCACCTTGGTGTAGTGGGCGTTGATCGCCGTCTGGCGCAGGGCCGCCTTGAGCGCGCAGGTCTTGTTCTGGAGCAGCGACGCCGCGAACGTTTGCTGCGTTTCGGGCGGGGCCCCCGGCAGCATCGTCTTGGCGATGGTCCAGGCGCAGGCGACGCGGGTCTTGGCCTCCCGGGTGATCGCCTCCCTGCTGACCTTCATCTCGGCGAGCTTTTCCTTCAGCGAAGACTTCTTTTCATTTGCCATGGCTCTTCCTCTCTGCTTCGTCCCCTTTTCGGGCGGACAATTTCCCTTCTTATCTTGAGTTTGGTAGTTGCTTTCCTTGCTGGCCTGCACCGGCTCCCCCGCTAGGGAGGCGG